TGGTGGTGCTGAAGGAAAAGTAACAGCATTAACAATAACAAATCAAGGTATTGGTTACACTTCTATTGCAGGAGTTACCTTGTCTGCTCCTGGTGCAGCAACAACTGCAACAGCAACATGTACATTAAATGTACCTCCAGATGATATGGAGGTTGGTCAAGTAACAATCATTGACTCTGGACAGGCATATACATACCAACCTAGCGTAACCTTCAGTGATCCAAAAGCAACTGTAGCAGGTATCTTAACAGCAACAGTTGGTGTTGGATCAACTAATAGTGGTCAAATAGCAGAGATCTTAATATCAAATCCAGGAGATGGATATAACTTTGTACCAACAGTAACTATTGATCCACCACCTGATCCTATAGGTAATGCAGCATATGTTGGAGTATCAACCTATCAAGTAACTATAGGATTTGAAGGTCTACATATCAATCCAACTGGTGATAAAATGTTTACCTGTCATGGGTCTCTTGGTTATACAGTTGGTGAAGTTCATTCATATGACCTATCTACTGCTTGGGATGTGAATACTGCCACTACAGCGAATATCAAGATCATGAACTTTAGTGGTATAAACTTCACATATTGTACTGGAATTGACTTTAAACCAGATGGTAAGACAATGTATCTTTGTGGTCTTACAGACTCTGGATTTAAAATTGTAGAGTATTCATTGGCAACTGCATGGGATATTAGTTCTACAATGACTTATGTTGCTAGTATCACAACAGTAAGTCCATCTAGTATTAGATTCCAAGATAACGGTGAATATGTATTCATTATGGATACAACAAATCCAGATACCGTTAGAAAACATCAATTGGTAACTCCTTGGTCTATATCATCTATGGTATCTACAGCAACACAATCAATTAATATTAGTTCTCTTGTAGGTGGTGAGAATAATATAAATGCAATCAACTTTAAAGATGATGGATCTGAATTATATGTAAGTGGAGCGGATAATTCTTCAGTTTACTTTATTGGGTTAGGATCTAATTGGAATCTCGATAGTTTAACCCTAAAAGGAACTCTAAACACATCATCAAAAGATACTAAACCACTAGACTCATTTACAAACCCAGGTAGAACTAGATTTATAGTTCCTGGTGGTAACGGTAGATTCATACACACATATAATATGGATCTTACAGCAAAAGGAACTGTAACAATCTCCAATGAACAACTTTCTATAACAGGAATAACTACTGGAGGTGGAGCATATGATCCTGCAAATCCACCAAATATTACCGTCCAACCACCAACACCACATAGAGCAGCAGTTGGATACACTATAGTTAACGATGGTAAGGTAACAGGTATTGTGTTGACTGATAGAGGTTATAATTATAGATCTGCTCCCACTATCACTATTGCTGCACCATTAGATCCAGTAACAGCAACTGCAACATGTAAAACAGAGAATGGTAGAATAATTGAGATCTTTATTGGTGATCCAGGAAAAGGATATTATGATCCACCAACAGTACAATTCAGTGAACCAGGTCCACTTTATATTCCTTCAGTAGGAGAAGTATTTGAACGAGATGGACAAGAGTGGAGATATGATGGATATAACTGGAAGAAGAGACTATCTTATGGAACTGTATATAATGATCCTAATATTGATTCTTTAGTGGAAGTTGCAGGTAAAGAATCTTCTAAACCAGTCACTAATATTGAATATGAACAACAATTAGATGATGCAAAAAGACAAATATTTGTACTTAAACCTAGATATCTCAGTATCATTTTAGATGATATAGAAAAAATTATGGAATATAAAAAAGGTTCCACTCAATTTATGAGTAGAACCCTTAAGAAGGCAGATAACCCTCGATTATATGAATAATTAACTCTCAGCAAGTTTCTGGAAGTAACTCATAGCATCATCATCTTCCTCTACTGAGGCAGGAGCTGCTGCTACAGGAACCTTCTCTTCCTTGCGAGAACCAAAGTCTGGCTTATAAGAACCACGAGGTTCATCATCACCTGCTTCTTCATCCAATACTGGACGTGAGGCAGGTTTTTTAACGCCTAGAACGTAATCTAAACGCTTCTTTAGATCCTCATATGATTTAAACTGATCGGCAGCAACTAGTGCTTGAAGGGAATATTCCTTCTTCCAAATTGCTTCCATTGCATCATCATCTTCAAGAAGAGGAGCTGCAGGAGCAAACTCAGATTTGTCATAATTCCAATATCCATCCACTTTGCGGATCTTCAATTTGAAATCAGCACCTTGCCAAAAATCAAATGGATTGATTGGAGTTTCATCTTCAAACTCAGGTTGCATTGCTGCCATGATCTTATCAAAGATCTTAGCACCAAACTTATAAAGCTTTACTTGTCCTTCATTTGCAGGATTTGTAGGATCTTTTACAACATAGATGTTTGCGTAGTAAGAGAGCTTACGCTTCTGCTTACGTACTGTAGTCTTGTCGTCCTCATTACCACTATTCCACAACTCTCTGTTGTGCTCTGATACTGGATCTTTACCACCAATGGTAGTTAAAGAATTCTCAATATACCATCCACCTGGTCCTTGGAACCCGTGTGAGTACATTTTTACCCAAGGTAGATCTTCACCATCTGGAGCAGGAAGGAATCGAATAACAGCGTATCCGTTACCTGTTTTATCCATCTCTGGTTTCCAGAGACGCTCGTCCTGATTACCAGAACCATTGTTCATCTTTTCTACTTCCTTTACCAATTTCTGGGTAAGTGAACCTAAAGATGATTGCTTTTTTAATTTAGCAAAAGACATACGTATTCTCCGTATTAGTTTGTATTCGGCTTGTGTGAAAAGTTTATAAGGTCTTATTCAGGACCTATGTCTATTCTACCTGAGATTTCATCTTCTCAAGCATCTTCTCCATATTACCAAAAACTACTGTCATGTCAACATCTTTCGGCAATCCAAGTGCTGATGCACCTGCCATAATATTATCTTTCATCTTCTTTGCTTCTGGATCATCAGACAAAGCTAACCTTGTGTATAATATTTTTTGCTTCTCTAAAAGTTCTTGTAAAACGGTTACATGTCTCAACTTCTCTTCATCACTAAAAGAGGGAAATTTCCAAACACTCTGATAAATCTCCTCTTGCATTTCTGCAATATGGGCAACTTCTGCACGTACTACCTCTGAATCAAAAAAGCTCATGCTATGCTCTCCTTTAAGATTTTTCTAAACTTAAATACATCAATATTTAGGAAAGAATTGTACTTATTCATATTCTGAGATACTAATTGCCAAACTGGATCTTTTAACTTTTTATCAAAATCTACCTTATACCCTAATATTCTGTCAAGTATAACCATAGTCTCCAATGATAAATTTCCCTGTAAATGCTCTTTTAACAATAATGGGTGAGAAGTGCCATGAACCTGAAAAATCTCATCAAAGTGTTTTACATCAATAACCGATTCTACCTCAGTTTTGAAAAAATACGATAATGACTCAATTTTGTTATTCCATGAATTATAGGTTTTTTCACCATCTCTGATAATATCACCGATCCACAAAGATTGCGGATCTCCCGAAGTTACAAAATTTGAGACAAAAAAGTCAATTATCTGTTTTTCACTTTTTTGCCTACTTAACTTCTCAAACCAAAAACGATCTTTTCTTTTATAAAAAGAATTCAAAGATGCACGAACTTTTCCACAATACTTATGATAATCATAATTAGATTGTGTAAAGTGATTCTTTAATGCGAGATAGGTTTTATAGACTTCAAAAGGTGTCATAATCTTGAAAGGGGTATTTCGTGAAAAATACCCACGATGTTTTTTCCGACTTTTTCGGAATTAAAAAACCAATTTTGCTCTGGATGTTCGTTTTAAAAAGTTTAATTCTGTTGCATCGAACTTGATCTTCTCCTTCAATGGTTTAGAGATCAACTTCGGTACAGATTCTAGATCAATACTATTTGCATCACAAAAATGGATGATAGCATCAATATAGTTCATGTTCTTGTTATCTAACACAAGAGTCTCAATCTCTTGTGCAAATTTAGTTGGACAGAAAAACTTCTTCTCCAAAGCCTTCTCGAACTGCTCGTCTAATTTAGTCGGCATAGTTCTCCAGCTTGAATTGAATAAATTCTCTAATATACTCGGTGAGTAATTTGATGTACTTTGCTTTGTCGTACTCTTCATAAACAACACATTCTCCATTTTCACATGCCATTATAATGACAAGTTTTTTAATCATAATCCCAGTCAATTCGTATAACATACAACCATATGCCATACACTGCACAAAGTAGTGCTCTACCCACTCTCGTGGTTTAGGTTTCTTAGACGTTTTAAAATCTATTATTGCTAACTCGCCGTCATATTCTGCAATACAATCGACAGTTCCAGCGATTCCTAATTGTTTACTATAGAGTGAACCCTCTAAAGCGTATATACTATTTATAAGATTTAGTTTAGATTTGGCAATCTTAAATAACATCTCAGAAATAGGAGGAACTTCAGGGAGTTCCTCATTCTTTAAGTAATGTTCTGTAAGCGTATGCATGTCTGTGCCACGCTTTGTTGCCTTCTTTGTAATGCGATTAGCTTCTTCCTCACCAACCTTCTTCCTCCAGTTCACAAAGATATCTCTATTGTGATGACTAGTAACAGAAGTTATAGAGACAAGTTTAAGGAGTTCATCATTATCAGGAACTGAATAGTAACGAACCCCATCTATAGTTTCTCTTGATAGTTTTGGAAGATCACAATTTACATGTTTAAAATTCACACTACATACCTAACTCATTTTTAGCAAGTAAGTACTCTTTACAGAGACCTGAACGTACAATATCTTGTAGACCAAACTCGATCATATCGAATGATGGCATTACCCTCAATACTTTTATGAAATCATGGATTCCATTACGTTCATTTGTTTTAGCGAGGTCTGACTGAGAAGCATCCCCGCAGAACATGATTTTGGTGTTCTCACCTACACGAGTAATTATACTATCTAATTCGTGATAGTTCAAGTTTTGAAACTCGTCTACAATAATGATTGCATTATCAAATGTTGTACCACGGATGAATGATGTACTCCAAAAAGATATAGTACCTTGTGTCTTAAGATTTCCATAGAGCATCTCAAAATCTGCGTCAGTGGACATCTCAAACATATACTTCACCATATTTTTATATGGTATCTGATAAAGTAAGGATTTATCTTCATGATCACCAGGAAGGAATCCAATTTCACGAGTAGCAACAAGAGACCTAACGATGTATATCTTTTCGTAGGGTGTACGAGGATCTAAAACATCTTCCAATGCATTATAAAGTGTAATAAATGTCTTACCTGTACCTGCTGCACCATATGCAACTAGGTTTTGATCATTCTTATAACAACGATACAACTCTTCTTGGTTCTCGGTTAAAGGTTCAATATCTCTCAGGAAGTCTGCATTAATTGGCTTCTTCCTTCTCATTTGTTTGGCAGTCATGCCAACTCCTATAGGTTGTGAATCGGTTTTTCTTTTCCGTGGCATAAATTAATGTGCTGGTTTACGTACAATTATTTAACGATTTAATATTTTAATTCTTATTGATATGATTCATACGACCCTGAATACCACCTGCCTTCTCTGCCTTCTTAAGGACTTCAGTCCATCCAGGATGCTTATTATGCAACTTATCTCTCCACTCACCAACTTCACCAACACCAGGTACAGTTGATGGATCAGAATAATCTCTATCCCATTCTGGGTTATCAATCTTCCATTGATCCCAGTCATGGATGCTCATCTTTACTTCCTTTTGCTCTCCAGTCTCCCTATGTACTACAGGATAAGTTGCCATGTTTTTAACCGAAT